ACCAATCTGCAAATGAAGCAGTTGGGTCGTGGTCTGGCTAAAGTGGCTAACCAGAAGAAGTCCTCGTTCACCTATAAAAAGGGAGCTTGATATGGCTAAGTTCAGCAAAAAAGTAATGGGCAAAGAAGTTGGCAATGCCAACATCTACGCAGAGCCTCATACGGGCGCTGAAGCGGGCGTGGACATCAAGAACAGTGGCTACCAAGGCGGTAACCGTTTCACTGCTAATGACGTGAATATGTCTGTTGCCAACATCAGTCGTGACCCATACAAGGCTCCAAAGACTAGCGGCGTTGTTACACGTGGCAATGGCGCAGCTACTAAAGGCATCACCGCACGAGGCCCGATGGCTTGATATGAATTACACGCAACTGTTCAATAACATTCAGTCGTACACGGAAAATAATTTTCCGGAGTTCACCGTGTCTGATGGCGCGATAGAAACGCCTAAAGAACAGATTGATCGTTTTATTCAGCAAGCGGAACAGCGTATATACAACACGGTGCAGTTTCCCTCATTGCGTAAAAACATGACGGGCAACGTTCAGTCTGGCAACAAGTACCTCAAGGCTCCTGACGATTACCTAGCCACGTATTCCTTGGCGGCGATTAGTGCGGATGGCAGCTACGAGTACTTGTTGAACAAAGACGTGAACTACATCCGTGCGGCGTACCCAAACCCCACTACAGATGTGGGCGTTCCTAAATATTACGCATTGTTTGGCCCCGCCATTGTTGGCAGCGCGATTACGAATGAGTTGACGTTTTTGCTTGGCCCAACACCCGATGCGGTGTACACGATGGAACTCCATTTCTACTACTACCCTGAGTCCATTACGACTGCGGGTAATTCGTGGTTGGGTGATAACTTTGACACAGTGCTCCTATACGGCTCACTGGTTGAGGCGTACACCTTCATGAAGGGCGAGACAGACGTACTCGCCGTGTACGATGGCAAATACAAAGAAGCCCTCGCGCAAGCTAAACGCCTTGGCGATGGTATGGAGCGTCAGGATGCTTATCGTTCTGGTCAATATAGACAGGCGGTGACTTAATGGCTTTTACGGGTAACTACTCCTGCAATACGTTGCGGACTGGGCTGATCAATGGGACGTTGAACTTCGCAACGGACACGTTCTATTTGGCGTTGTACACAAACTCGGCCTCGTTGAACCAACTTACTGCGGCGTACACCCCGGATGGCGAGACTTCTGGCGGCGACTATGTGGCTGGTGGGCAGGTAGTAACAGCCTCGGTAAATACCGCTCTTGGCCCGAACAGCAGCACGATCTACATTAACTTTTCCAGCCCAGCTTGGACGGGTGCGATCACTGCTCGTGGGGCCTTAATCTATAAGGCTGGTGCAACCGGCGCTGTGTGTGTTCTGGACTTCGGAAACAACATCGTATCGGCTGGCACTTTCACCGTAACGATGCCTGCTAACACCAGCACGTCCGCACTCATTAGACTTGTATAAAGGAAAAATATGGCACTGGTCACAACCACCAAAGGCGAAATGGACGAATCTCTTCTTGAGAAAAAAGAAGGCTTCGTTGATAATGATAACGAGTACACGACTTGGGTCGAGTATTGGTTAGAGGGCGAACTTGTTCACCGTTCGGCGCATGTTCAATTGAAAAAAGCAGTGTCATTCGTAGCCGAAGCTGCATCTTTTACTTAAGGAGCCTAACATGGCAAATACTCAATCAATGGTCACGGGGTTCATGGGTAAGCTCATGACTGGTACGCACAATTTTGGCGTGGGCGTCATTCGCGCAGCCACCACTGCGGACACTTACTACGGTGCTTTGTTGCTGGCAAGCGGCACGTTCAATGCTTCGTCTTCTGACTACACTGGTACTGTTGGTGCTACTACCATGTCAGGCGAAGTGTCTGGTACAGGCTACACCGCTGGCGGCGTACCGATTACCAACGCAAACCCTCCTACTGCGACCAATTCGTCTGCAACTGCGGGTGTGGCTTTCTGGACTCCCTCTGCCAGTATCACCTACACAAGTGTGACACTCGCCACCGCATTTGATGCCGTGATGATTTATAACTTTACGCAAGGTACAGGCGGCGCATACCCTGCTGTGAGTATCCACACATTTGGTTCGCAGACAATCACTGCTGGCACGTTTACTTTGACGATGCCAACAAACAACACTACAAATGCTTTGATCCGCTTGGCTACAACCTAATAGGACTGGCGGGGTAACCCGCTAGAGTAGCCATGTTTGGAATCTCCGCATTCGCTGAAGCGCCATTTGCCTCGCTTGCGGGGCAGACGATTGTTGTCGATATTACCGGCGTCTCTTCATCGGGCGCGGTAGGAAGCGTCACGGTTGACGTAAATGTCCTGCTTACGGGGGTATCGGCTTCGGGTTTAGTGGGTACGGTAGCGGCAGACGCAGTAACTTCGATTACTGGGGTTGGGGCGCTTGGTGCAGTAGGGGACGTTACAGAGACTAACAGCCCGGATGAGACTGGGGTGCTGGCTAACGGCGCGGTAGGAACGGTCTTAATGGGCGAACGGCTCGTTGCTCTGACGGGTGTTGGGGCAACTGGTGCAGTTGGTAGTGTTGACTTTTCCTACGCGGCGGTCTTGACGGGTGTCGGGGCAACTGGTGCAGTAGGAACGATTATCCCCGGTAAAGAGTTTGGGATTAACGGGGTACAAGCATCAGGCGCGGTTGGTACGGTTGACTTCTCCCCTATTCCAGATGGTGTTTCAGCCTCTGGCGCAGTCGGAACTGTGGGGATGGGGGAACGGTTTGTTGCCCTGACTGGTGTGGAAGCCTCTGGCGCGGTGGGTAATGTTACTGAGACCAACAACCCAACTGAAGATGGTGTAGTGGCTACTGGCGCGGTTGGCACCATTACGATGGGCGAACGGTTTGTTGCTCTAAGCGGTGTATCGGCAAGAGGTCAAGTTGGAACGTTCGATGAGTTTTATTGGACGACAATTGATGACAGCGAGACGCCAAACTGGCAGAATGTCGAAATGACGGTGTAAGGATTAAATATGGCCCTTGTAATAGCAAATCGAGTAAAGGAAACCACTACCACGGCTGGTACGGGGACGGTGACTTTACTCGGCGCATCCACAGGGTTTCAATCCTTTGCCGTAATTGGTGACGCCAACACAACCTTTTACACCATTGTCGGTCAGACTGGTAACGAATGGGAAGTTGGTGTTGGTACATACACCTCCTCCGGTACGACACTGGCGCGTACAACTGTCTTGGCCAATAGCGCGGGAACTCAGCCTACAGCACTGACGTTTTCTGCTGGCACCAAAGACGTGTTTGTTACGTACCCATCAGAGTATTCGGTGAGTTCCACAAACAACCCGGGAACGGCTGGACAACTGCTTGTGTCAAATGGCGTGGGGGTTGATCCTACGTGGCAAACGTCCACTGCTGCCAGTAAATCCTACGCGCAAGCCATGCGTATTCTTGGGATATAAAGGAGCATCATGGCAGTAACCAATTTCTCCCCGCTCCTTGGTCTGGCTCTTCCAACCACGGGTGACCTGCAAGGTACTTGGGGTACAACAGTCAATGACTCCATCACAAACCTGATTGATTCGGCGGTTGCAGGTACGACTACGCTTTCGGCCAACGCGGATGTAACTCTCTCAACGACCAACGGCGCGGCCAACCAAGCTCGTAATGCCGTCATCTTGTGGACAGCCAGTAACGGTGCAACCACCCGAAACATCACGGCTCCAGCCCAAAGCAAAGCCTATTTGGTCATTAACGCTGGCACTGGCTCTATCGTTATTCGCGGCTCTGGCCCAACGACTGGCGTAACAGTCGCCGCTGGTGTTCGTGCTTTGGTGGCTTGGAACGGCTCTGATTTTGTGAAGATTGTCAGTAACCCAGTGGTGTTGACAACGGACGTTTCTGGCGTTCTTCCAGCCGCCAATGGCGGTACGGGTCTAAGCGCACCGGGGGCCAGTGGTAACTTGCTGTCGTCTAACGGGACAGCTTGGGTTTCTTCCCCCAGTGCTGGCGGAATTTCTGCTGGTAAATCCATCGCATTTTCAATGATCTTCGGTTTCTAAGGAGCTTTAAATGGCAAATCCCAATATTGTTGCTGTAACCGCCATTTAT